CTTCATTGTACAGAGTACTTAATTGTGCTACTGTGCTGAAGCTAGAGACTATTTCTAAACCTTATGGAGGTAGTGAAACCGCTTTAGATCTTCTCAAATTTGAAATATTGGATATTATCCAACGTAACAAATTGGAAAGACCTTTAATCCGGTTACAGGCTAATATGCTTCATAAAACTACTGCAGCAGGTCCTAATTATTCAAATTCGGCGTCTAGTCTTTTGACAGATGCTTACGTTTGGAAATTATTTCCTGAATTGCGGAAGGTTTTTGATAAATATTGCTTGTACACGGGGTCTCAGTTGGGGAAATTCCTTGATCATTGGTCTTGGATGGCAGACCACCTCTATGATATGCATGGTTACGACATCTTTAACATTGGAGCCCCTTATGGGGGTTTCTCTAAGTTAATGCTGGGTAAACTTGCGTTCAAAGTGGAGGCTGCAGGTAAAGTGAGAGTATTCGCTATTGTAGACTCATGGACACAATCATTGTTGGCTCCTCTTCATAAAGATTTATTTTCTTTTCTGAAAGGGCTTCCTAATGATGGTACCTTTGATCAAGAGGCCTCTTTCAAGAGGTGTCAGGTCAAAGCCATGTTGGCTAACGAGGCTTATGCTTTCGACTTAACATCCGCGACCGATCGGTTGCCTATCGCTCTCCAGACATTCATTCTTGACTATTTTTATATTCATAAAAAGAGCCCTGAATTTATGATTGGGGAACTCTGGGCTAAACTATTAGTTGGTCGGAAGTATATCGTTCGATCCAAATTATATCCGGATTTCCGGGGTGATGAGTTTGAATACGGAACAGGTCAACCAATGGGATGTTTATCTTCTTGGGCCATGCTCGCCATTACACATCATTTTATTGTCCAAGTTGCTGCGACCCGTGTATACGGGCCCAGAAAATGGTTCAGTAAATATGAAGTGTTAGGTGACGACATAGTTATCTTTGATAAGTATGTTGCAATGGAGTACCTGGCGATAATGAAGTCGTTAGATGTTGGTATTAACCTATCCAAATCACTAATCTCGGAACAATTGCAAACTGTTGAGTTTGCTAAAAGAACGAGTTTTGGTGGTAAGGATGTATCAGGTTTATCTTGGAAACAAGCTTTATCTGAGAACACGCTAGCTGGTAGAGTTTCTTTTGCTCTACTGCTTCTGCGCAAAGGGTATATTGAGAACCGTTCTATGCTCGTAAGAGCGATAGCCAGTTCTCGTTATATTAAATTTTTGGACATCTTTCAACCTGGAAGGTTGAATGATGAAATGAAATTTAGTATAGCAAACATACTAGGATCATTTGTCGAAAGTGACAAACTCACGCTAGGATCTGTAGTGAATCTCTTAATGGATCCCTCTTTCAAGGGGAACACTTCGCGGTTTAAACCGTCTGTGCCAATAACTAAGAGTTTACAGACAATACTGGATATAAGCGCCATGAAATTTGATGAAATGCTCAAAGGGGTTAACCGCTTCGAGAACTTTATGCATAGCATAAGTCCTGTCCGGGTGATATCCTCTGAGAGAATAGTAAGCAAAGTTCATCTATTGGCTCTGCATAAAGCAGAGAAGATGCTCAATCGTTTTCAAAAAGATTATGAAAAGCTTCTTGAAGCAGCTTGTAATCATATGTTAAATAATGAGTATCGAAACCCAATTACTGGTCATATGGAACCCAAACGATGGTTTAAGGTTTTAAGTAAAACTCAACAAATCCTTCTTAAGACATCAGTCGAATTCATCCTATTACGGGATGCTAAGACTCCAGATGTTTTAGAGTTGGAAATTAAAGTGTTTAAACAGCGGTTATCCGCCGGTAAAGCACAGAGTTGAGACGCCATTGATCTTTTGAGAAAGGTGGAGTTCTTATGTACGTCTTTCGACTTATCTAAGGAGTCCCCTTCAGTAGGTGTAGAAAGCTCTATACCTTCACTCTTGAAAGAGTTGCAGTTAGCTCAGAATTTACCAGCGATCAGAACTCCAGAATTAACTCGATTAGAGAAAATGATGGAGGATCTGGAAGACAATAAATTCCGAGATGCAGCTATAGAAATGGCTATGGCGCCAGACGTACCGTTACCAAGTGCAGGAGCAATTCCTGCGGAACAACTTGACTATAAACAAATAGCCAAGAACTCTAGAAAGTTTTTCATCCAAGTGGAAGAAAAACCTTTAAAACCGATCTCCGAACTGAACAAGCCAAAAGAGGCTTTGACAGAAGAAGAAGAGTTAGAGAAGTTCCTACCGGGCTTCAGTATGTCTTATACTGAGATGCGTAAGAAATTTTAAGCTTTATGCTTAGCATTGACGTTAACGTAAAACGTTATTTACAATGTTTCGTTTCTTAGACCTAATTAATAGATAATTGGGTGCAATTCCCGTTAGCTGAAGTTTTATCTAGTAGAAAGAAGGGGTGATACTTCCCCTTGAAACCGAAAAAGTAGGTCTCTTTTACTTTCTTAAATGAAATAGATAATTCTAAGGCTTTCACAGATTACTCTGTTAAGACCCTAGGGCCTTCGTGCTATTGGATGCTTAATTATTTATTAATAGCGACAGTTACGATTTCCATAACAGGTTAGGAGCTATTTGACCTGACTGAGATTCTCTCAGATCGTTTTGGCGTTGTGTTTATCCCACGATCCGTGATGGATGCATGTATAAACTACGGAACCACAGCCCCTTCCAGCCCGGTTGACGGGTGCATCTAAGGCGGTTAGCCTTAGCTGGTTGGTTTAATGTAATTGACTGTGTCACTCCTATGGTATTGCACCACGGAGTTTAATCAGAAAGGCACAACATCGTAACGTGATGAGCGAGTCTTAGGTTTAGTGTATAAGACTGGTC